CTAAACTAACTCCAACCTGGGGTACTCTGGACTACTTTGCCAGCAAAGTAAAAAAACCAATAAAAGAAAAAGAAGCACCAATTGGTGCGAATAACTGGTACTGAGGAAAAAAACCTCTATATAGTGTAGGGACTTTTATGCAATGTAACAACTGTTCAAAAGAAATAAATACAGAAAACGACTTAAAGCGTAGTATTTGCTTTGCTTGCCACGTAAAAGGGATTACTTTTACTTTTACTGGGGCTCAGTACGGTAAAGAAAACTGGAACACTTCGACTATAAAGGAAACACAAAACATGTACAATAACATGCCTGGAGTAGAAAAAGTTTCATCAAGGAAAGAACTCATCTAGTATGGAAATTTTAGTCCCGATTATTGTCGCTGTTATAGGTGGCCCTTTAGTCGTGGCTATACAAAACTTAAGAAAAGAAAACACCGCACAACATGCTGAATCAAGAGAGCTTCTAAAAGAAGTTGCTAGTAAAGTAGATAAAGTAGATGATAAACTTGAGGGTCACATAAATTGGCACCTCGACAAGACTTACAGAAGTAAGAAAAAAACACCAAACAACAAGGAGAAATAAAATGCGTGGAATGGAAGAAACCTTTGGCATGGAAGCTGGTCCATCTGTACGAAAAGGTAAAACAGCAAAACAAGTTCGTCGTGCAAGAAAAAACATTGAGGCAGCGAAAAAAAAGAAAACAAAAAAGTCTTCGCCAATAACGGATGCTGTTGACCGTGCTGGCTATAAGGATTCAGGTACAAAAAAGAAGTCACCTACTAAAACAGCTCGTCGTAGCGCAGATGCTTATGGTTCACCAGCAAAAGCAAGAAAAGGCGCATTAGGTGGTTTGTCTCCAGTATTAAGGGCTGTTACTGAAGCAGCTCGTGATGTTGCTAGCAACATTCAAAATAAAGCTGGTGACAAAGCAAAAATGTCAATGGCACAAGCTTATAAAGCAGCTCAAAAAACAAAAGGCAGCAAAAAGAAATAGTGCCTGCTAAAAAATCAATGAAGCTTGGTGGTGGCGGACGCTTTGCCAAACTAGAGAAATCTCTAAAAGGCAAAGTATCCAACCCCGCTGCAGTTGCTGCTGCAATTGGTCGTAAAAAATACGGTAAAGCTAAATTTCAAAAGATGGCTGCAGCCGGCAAAAAAAGAGCCTCAAGGAAAGGTAAATAATGATTAACCCAGTAGTAACAAACGATTCACTAACCAGCGCTGCTGATTATGTTGAAATTGATTTATCATATACAGATAACGTAGCAATTCAAGTAACTGGAACATTTGTTGGTACAGTTACCTTCCAAGCATCTAATAACGGAACAGACTTTGTGTCAACAACTGCTAGAGCATCTACTCAAACAGCAACTGCTACTGAAGTTACAACGACAACGGGTGTTGGATTGTTCTATCTATCAGGTGCTCGCCCTGCAAAACTAAGAGTAACAATGACTGCATTCACTTCAGGAACTGCAGTAGTAGATGTATTTACTTCGAGCATCCAGCGATAATGCCAGGTAATCCAAATTATCCTGCACTTCCTTCTACAACAACTAAGAACTATACTCCTAGAAAAAAGAAGAAAAATGGCAGCAAAAAAAAGTAACAAACCAGTCTGGGAGAAACCACGTCCTAAGTCATTAGGTAAATCTAAGAAACTTACACCAGCACAAAAGGCATCAGCTAAAGCTGCAGCTAAAAAAGCAGGACGCAAGTGGCCTAACCTTATCGACAATATGAGAGCAGCTAAGGGTAAGTAGTGGCTGATAAAAAGTTAACAGTTGCGCAAAAGTATAGCCAACTTAAAAAACATACTGAAAACGCTGGTATGACAGTTAAGGAAAAGAACGGCAAGATTGTCGTGTCTCGCAGAAAGAAAAAGTAATGGCTAAGACTCCTGCATGGCAACGCAAAGAAGGCAAGAGCAAATCTGGTGGTTTAAACGCTAAAGGACGCGCTTCTGCTAAAGCACAAGGTATGAATCTTAAGCCACCAGTATCTGCTAAGCAGGCAAAGAAGTCACCAAAGGCCGCAGCAAGAAGAAAATCATTTTGTGCAAGAATGGGCGGCATGCCTGGCCCAATGAAAGATAAAAAAGGTAGACCAACTCGTAAAGCGTTGGCATTAAAGAAATGGGATTGTTAGCATATGGCACGTAAAGCAAATAGTGAAAAGTTAGCCCATTATCGTGGACAATTAGACTACTCTAAGCGTTGGCGTCAAAATGAAAACTATGACCAACTTTGGACTAGATTGATCAACTTATATCGCGGTAAACAATACCGTCAAGCATTGCCGTATGACAGATTGCTTGTAAACATTTGTTTTGCAACTATAAACGTTTTAGCACCAGCTGTTTCAATTGGTCGCCCAAAGATTTTGGTTAACCCTAGAACTCCTGAAGATGGCGATAAAGCAGTCTTAACGGAAGCTATCATTAACTACTGGTGGCAGCAATACCAATGCCAAGACGAATATCAAAGAGCAGTTAAAGACTTTTTGATTATTGGTCACGGTTTTTTAAAGGCTGGTTATCGTTTTGTTGAAGAAGAAAAAGTAGATGATATTGAAAATACAGCAGATGAGATTGCCGCACCACCAACAGCTAATGTTGAATCTAATTTAATAATAAAAGAAGATAGACCTTTCTTAGAACGTGTTGACCCATTCGATATGTATGTAGACCCGGATGGCGTTACGATGACGGATATTAAATGGATTGCACAACGCATTCGTCGTCCGTTAAAAGATGTCAAAGCAGATAAGCGTTTTGATGCCGCCGCAAGAAAAGAAGTAAGTGCTACATCTTATTCAAGATACGGCAATGGCTATAACGGAACTTCTAATAGCAGTGTTTCTCCTGGTGTTGACAGCTACACAAGCGTCCCTTCAGACCAAGGTTATGCAGACCTCTGGGAGTACTACGATTTAGAATCAGGTGAGATGTCAGTGTTCTCGGATACTGGCGATAAGTTCTTGGTTAAGCCAACCAAGATACCATTTGTATTTGGTCATCCTTTCGTGATGTTGCGCAACTACGACGTGCCTGGTTTCTTCTACCCAATGGGTGAGCTCGAGGCAATCGAACCACTGCAATACGAATTAAATCAGACTCGTACACAGATGATGAATCATCGTAAGCGTTACAGTCGCAAGTATTTGTTTAAAGAAGATGCATTTGATGATGACGGTAGAGCAGCATTGGTGTCAGATGAAGATAACGTAATTGTTGCCGTTAAGGGTCAAGAAAACTTAGCAAACGTTATGGTTCCAGTTCCTGCAATCATAAACCCACCAGAGTTTTACAATCAATCAACTTTAATTCAAAATGATATTGACCGTGTGTCAGGTGTCTCAGAGTATCAACGTGGTGCTTTGCCAGAGATTAGAAGAACAGCTACCGAAGCAGCTATTGCCCAAGATGCCGCAAATGCAAGAGCTGCAGAAAAGCTTGTTATTATAGAAAAGGGCATAGCAAGATGTGCACAAAGACTCATCATGCTAGCTCAGCAATTCTTAACTGGTGAACAGACCGTAAGAATCATAGGCACTGAGAATGCACCTGTATGGTTGACATTTGATAAAGATTACATCAGCGGCGAGTTTGATTTTAATGTTGAGGCTGGATCAACAGCACCAATTAACGAATCATTTAGACGCCAAATGGCCTTACAGATTGTAGATGCCATGGCTCCATTTGCCCAAGCTGGGCTTGTTAACCTGCCTAAGCTAGCCGAATACGTACTACGCATTGGCTTTGGTGTAAAAGACGCACAATCATTTTTACAAGCTCCACCGCCTGAGCCTGGCATGGAAGGTATGCCACCAGAAGGTATGCCACCTGGTATGGAGGGTATGCCACCTGGGATGGAGGGCATGATGCCTCCTGGGATGGAAGGAATGCAGCCTCCGTTGCCGGGTATGGAAGGTATGGTTCCTGGCATGGGTGAATCGCCTATGGTTCCTCAACAAAATAATGTTCCAGGCTCATTGCCACCAGAGATTTTAGCTATATTACAACAGGGCCGTCCGGCTCCGTTGAGCTAATTAAACATAAAAGAGAAAAAAAGTCTACTATAGGTAGAGGGAATAATCAGTGAAGGAGAACTCCCAATGACAGATGATAACGAAACAAATGCACTCGTTGACGACCCCACAATAGATGGACAAGTTGAAAACGCTGATAATGCAGAAGTAGAAGCCCAAGCAGAGCTAGAGCTTTTTGATATTACAAACTTTACCGACAAAGGTATTAAAGTTCAAGTAGATGGTCAAGAAGTAGTAATTCCGCTAAAAGAGGCTATTGCTGGGTACCAGCGTCAATCGGATTATACCCGCAAGACGCAAGAACTCAGTGAGCAAAGAAAGCAAGTACAGTTCGCCGCGACCCTGGCAGATGCCCTAGAAAAGGACCCGGCAACAACCTTGCAAATGCTTCAAAAACACTACAGTGTAAACACCGCTCCACAAGTGGACGATGAATACCTGGATCCGTCTGAGAAGCAAATCCGCAGCTTAGAACAACGAGTCATGGCCTTCGAACAGAAACAAGCTTATGATGAGTTGCAAAGAAAAGTGGAATCTTTGTCTGGCAAGTATGGTGATGATTTTAATGCAGATGAAGTTGTAGCTAAAGCATTGACGCTAAACACGACTGACCTAGAAGCGGTTTTTAAACAGATTACTTTTGACAGAGTTTATTCCAAAGCTACTGAAACAAGTAAGAAGTTAGATGAGACCGAAGGTAGGAAAGCGGCTAAACGTCAGGCGTCTATTGTTTCATCGGCATCTTCCGCTAAATCCGGAACACCTACTGCTGCAAAACCAACGTCGGTTTTTGAGGCTTACGAACAAGCCAAGAAGACTTTAAACATCTAACAACAAACAGGAGAAATTAACATGGCCGGAAATCCCGACTTTAATGCACTGTTGTCAACTACGCTGCAGAACTATCAGCCTACACTAGTAGACAACATATTCAAGGACCTAGTCCTTCTTAACCACCTCAACGAAAAGGGCAGAGTCCGTGTCGAAGAGGGCGGCACTCAAATCATTGAGCCAGTGATGTACGGAATCAACGATACCGTATCCACATACTCAGGATACGATGCAATTGACCTTACTCCACAAGAAGGCATCTCGGCTGCAGAGTACGATTGGAAGCAGATGGCTGCTTCTATCGCAATCAGCGGTATCGAAGAAGCAAAGAACCGTGGCACCGAGGCAATCATCAAATTGCTGAATGCAAAAATTATGCAAGCTGAAATGTCGCTGAAGACAACTCTTAACGAGCAACTCTTCGGTACACCAGGT